TCCATAAGTATTTACATAGATCATATCTTTGTATCTAGTATATGGAATAACATAATCATTAACTGTAATTGTTATAATTTGTAAAACGCTTGGATCAGCTGGTAACTGATAAGCATATTCATATCTGCCTGTTGGTGCTGTAGCTAATAAAGATAATTGTTTTTGATTGGTAGCAAATTTCCATCTATGTCTAGTCAATGAAGATTGAACAATATCTTCATAAACATTTGAGGCAACTAAAGCTTCTGTACTACCATCTGAAAAAGAAGATATAGGTTGAGCACCTATCATTACTAAAGCTCTTGCACATATATCTACTTTTGATGTTGCCATATTCTCCTAATAAATAAATTGAGGGCAGGAAAATCCCGCCCCCAATAATTTTCGTTAAATGATATTATGAACCATTTACGACAGTTACAGTAGCAGCACCTGTTGCAGAAGACACTACAAGAATGTCAACTGTTTGAGTACCACCATTTGAACCTACGCAAAGGATAATATCGTTTTCTTTTAGTTCATTAGTTGCTGAGTTGAAGTAACCAGATGCAGCTATTGTAGCAATAGCGTCACCATCACTGTAGAAGAATACAGAGTTACCACCAGCTTCAGCAATCTTTTTGATTGGGTTTGAAGTTTCGTAAGCCATTTATATCCTCCTATTATTCAGCACATTTTTGAACTCTTAGACCATTAGCATCGATCTCAACTGCACCTATTGAAAGCATAGATGTAATTAAGTGTGATACTTTTTCTGGAATGTAGTTCACTTCAGTTTTAACATCAGAACCGATTCCTAGACCAACAGCTGATTTGTGGAATGCTAGAGTATTTCTATCACTCGCAGTTGTTGATAAACCAGAATGTACAAACCATAAGAATCCTAACCATCTTTTAGCAGTCATACCGCCTTTAAATGGTAATTCATCTTGTCCTACATACTCAAGTCTAGTGAATTGATCGATACCTAATAGATCAGACCATTGTTTAGGCCCTACTACCCAGTATCTTTGACCATCATCTGGAACATCATTTCCGTTAAATGTTTCCATCATGTTTTTAGCTTTAACTAAAGACATTGCTGTTGATGCGTCTGAGTTTACGTTATTTGCAAAAGATGTACCTGCAGCCATCACATCTCTTATCACTTCGTCAGTTTTTCTACCAAGTGCATAAGCTGCTGATTGTGCAACTACTTGTCTTTCGTCTATGTTTACCTTTAACTCGTCTAACTTGTCAACGTAATCTGCTGCATAGTAATCAGTTAAAGTTGCTGTCACATTGCTGTGAGATAGATCCATTGCAACTACTTCAGCGTGTCTTGCTTTAGTGTTTGCAGAACCTTGTGCAACTTTCTGAAACTTAACAGTATTACCGTTAACGCCATTAACATTTCTTACCAAGTTCTTTAATTTAGAACCCATTCTTTGGTAAGCCATGTGAACTTCAGCTTCGAACTGAGTTATAAAGGCATTTGTTATTGATGTAGCCATTATTAGCTCCTTGTTGTTAAGTTACGTTTATTTACCGATTGTCTTACAAATGCAGAGGATTGTTATCCAGTTAAGGGCAATCATTGAACATTTTTAAGGTCTTAATTGCAAAAATAGATTTGTTTAATTATATAAACAACGCACATTAAATCCATATCTTAGGAATAGTTATAACTTCTCCAAATTCTAACTTACCTTTATCATCATATGAATATGTACCAAATAATGTAATAGATTTATCGTCTTCTTTATAAATCCACATTTGGCTACATACAGCTTTAGCAGGTATTTGATTATCCATATCTTCTTCAGATAACCAACCTGGATCACTAACTGCATCTAGCCAATGTAAATCCTTATTAAGTTTTTTATACTTAAAAGGTTTCTTAGCCTTGTTTATTTTGATACGCCTTTTCAAACAACTGCTCCACTCGTTTTACATATGCTGGATCTCTTTGATTTGAATCGTAATATCTTGGATCATTCAACATAGATTTTAGATCTTGAATATCTGGTGTTACAGATACTTGTGTAGGTGTTGTTGGAATTGGGCTATCTTTTGTTAACTTCATAATTTCCTCAATTGCTTTTACACCTTCTGCTGTTGATGCAATGCTAGAAAAAGTATTATAAGCATCTGGCGATAAGTTTTTCTTAGACCAAAGCTCAGCTGTTTCTATTCTTTCTTTTGCAGAATCACCTAGTTTTTCCATTTCAACATTTATATCTGGTAATGTTGCCATTGCATTGTTAATAAACATATTAACTCCTTGATCAAATTGTTCTTGAGATAAACCATTTGATTTAGCAGTTTCTTTCCACCATTGTACTATTTCCATATCATCAGATACAGATACATCTACATTTTCTGGAAGTTCCGGAAGATTAACTTTGTATTCTTCTGGAGCTTTTGACAATCTTTCTAACTCAATATCTTGTCTTATTTGTTTTGAAAGATCTTCTGTTCTTGAACCTAATTTCTTTTCAAGAGAATTATAACTACTTGCTAAGTTTTCTAAGTTCACTTCATTTCTATCAGCATCCCAAAATTTATCTTGTACATATTCTGGTTTAGTTACCGCAGTAGTTTCTTCTGTGGTGACTGGTGCTGTATTTGTAGCATTATCATCTACCATCTTGTTCTCCTTTTTTTATCCTTGTTTGTATTACACCTGCTAAAAATCTCATTCCTTCTAAATGAAATAATTGATTGCTTTCTATATTTGGTCCAGCAACTGCTTCAGTTGTAATTGATTTTATATAGTCGAGGACTTTTTTACCATCCTCACCTTTAAATACACCTGCAAATGTTTTATTAAGATTACGTTCTTCTTCGTCAGTTCGAACATAACCATCAATAGATTTTGCAGGGATTGGTTTTTTTGTCTTAAGACCATCCCAACTCATTATTGTGGTATCTCTCCTTCTTTTGGTGCAGTTTGTAATTGACTAATCTGTTGTACTATCTGCCTTTGTTCTTCTTCATCTCGAATAAGTTTTTCTGGCAAATTCATTTTTTGTGCTAGATACTTAGCAGTTTCATTTTGATTAACAATAACATTAATCATTTGAGGGCCAAATGTACCTGCAATAATTTCATTAAATCTATTAACATCTGATATATCTTGCATATGTTGTGCTTTTGCTAATGGAGATCTTGCAGCTATTTTAACTTCTCTACCATTAACTTTAGGTAATTCTATTCTACCTTGTTTAGATAATAATCTAATTATTCTTTTTAATAAAGGATGAATAAACTCAGATTGAAGTCTACCAAATGATGAGCCTATCTGTCTAGATAGATCTGCCATTCTTTCAGAAACTTCTGTTGCTGTCATTGGAGTTCCTTCTGGTCTTCCAAGAGTTTCCATATATAAAGCTTTTTTAATATTAGCTCTCATATCTTGTAATACTAATTGAGCAACATCAAAGTTAGATGCAGATTGAATTGAATTTAATCCTCTTGATCCTGGAGCTACTGGAATTAATGATCCAGGTACTAATGCAATATTATCTGGATTAATTACTCCATCATCTTCATAAGTATAAACTCCAGATACTGCCATCTGTGCATTTTGTAATATTAACTCAATAGTTAAGTTACAAGTTTTAATTGCTGCCATAGCATTAAATATTGGCCCTCTACCATATACTTCACCAGATGCTTTGTTCCATCTAAATACTAAATATGGATTTGATCCTTCTCCAGAATATATTTCTTCAAATATAACTGCTTTAGGATTTTCTAATACTACACAGTATTTATATTTTTCTACATTGTTTTCATAAATTCTATAAATTACTTCTACAATAGTTAAATCTTTTTTTTCTCTCAATGGATCAAAGTATTGTGGCATTATAGCTTTAGGATATAAAATACTAATATGTTCTGGTTTAACTTTTCTAGTTCTATAAACAGTATCTATTTTTCCATCTGGGCCATTCATTAAACAAACTTTAGGTAATGGTATAGCTGTAAATTTAATTGGATTAACAGCATCACCTTCTTCAACTAACATACATCCTGTACCAACTGCAAGATCCATAAATGCTTCATGTACTTCTTGATTAAAATTTGAGTTTTGTAATACTTCAAAAACATAATCAGTTATTTTATCTAACTGTAAATTAACTTGTGATTTTTGTTCTTCTGGTATTTCTGATCCAGCTTGAAAATCTGCCCATCTTGCAAAAATTGGAACAATACCAGATTGTAATCTAGATGCAAATTCTTGAACACCAACTACTGCTGTTTCATCAAAAATTTTATCAGTTCTTTTTTGTCCTGGTGATTCATCATAAAATGATTCTCTATTTGGAAGACAATATTCATATGCTTCTTCAAATTTTTCTCTCCAATGATCTTTGATAGATACAGCTTCTTTATACTTTTTTAAAATAGCAGTTGCTTTATCTGTAGTATCTACTGTAGGTGTATCTTCAATATTGTATTCCATTAAATAGGTTCCTCCATTAAAAATCTTCTTCTTAAAGCTGATCTATAGTTTTT